ACCGTAAGATCAACGCTATTACAGGCGAAGAGACGTTCCTTGAGCAGGCAGTTCTTGAGGACAGTGGTGACGACGATGAAGGAATCGGCGCACTCGTCACTACCTTCGACACAGCAGTTACCTTCAATGATAAGGTAACCATCGAGGGTGACACCTTCCTGAACAATCCTGTTACTATTAACGTCGATCCTCTGGAAGGTGATGCACTTCGCATCCTGTCTCTGGTTGACACTGGTGACGATCCTACACAGGATAGATCCTCCTTCAGAGACACTAGAGATGGTGATGTTATTATCACCAAGAACCAGATTGATGCTGCAGTTTATAAGTTTAACCCACGCGGTAATGTAAACGATCCTGGTCAGGGTTACAGCTGGAGAACTCACTACACTGGTGGTCTTCCTTCTAACACTTCTCCTGACAACACTGGTCTTCTAGCTGATGGTGAAGGTGGCACTGCCTTCTACACCCTACAGAATATCAGTTATGGTTCTTCTATCTTCCCATCTTCTGGTGATGTACTATACAAGGGTCTAGAAGTTGGTAGTAGCGGTTCGATGGGTTGGGTTTATGCTAACTTCTTCACTGAAATTGCTGATAACCAAATCTTCTCTATTGCATCTAACAATACCGCAGAACTGGTAATCACCTGGGCTGCTGGTCTAGACAATGCTAGCCTTGGTATTAGAGTTGGTGAGAGACTACGCATCTCCAACTTCAGTAACTCTTTCTTAAATGGTTCTTGGTCAGTTCTTGCTGGTGGATTCTCTTCTACAGGCAACACTGTCACGATTAGAATCTTTAATGAGATTGCACAGAACGTTTATTCCTGGGCAGATGAAGGTCCTGGTGCGAAGATGGAGATCTCCAAGTCCAGATGGAAGGAGACTGGCGTCATCGGTGCTGAAACACTTCGCACGAGAACTGAAGTACCTGGTGATTACAGACTGGGTATCAACACTATCGGCAGAATGGCGAAGGAAGGTGTACTCACCGCCTCTGTAACTGCTGAAACGGATCCAAGATCTAACTTGGATGTTGTTGGTAACGCATTTATCAGTGGTAAGGCTCTCGTAACTTATGACGGTGTTGGTGCAGTAACTGCAAACAACTACCTAGCAGAACCTTCTGTTGGTAAGACATACTTTACACTCACTAACGCATTCTTGGTTGGTGGTGATAGTGCTGATCCTGATGACTTCGCTACACTTCGTGTTGCAACTTCTGATCTGGCAGTTGCTGATCAATCTTCTACCTACAGAGCAGGTGGTCGTGTTGGTGTTAACACCAGCATTGGTCTAGATGCATCTACCGAACTTGATAGAAACTTCGTTGTAATCGGTGATTCTAGATTCTCTGGTAACATCACTGCACAGGATGACTTGAGTGTTGATGGTGGAGACATCAACTCTACTGCCGAAACATTTAGATTCCTGACCGAGAACGTTGACTTCCTGATTGCTGCTAGTGACGCAGAATCGTTCAACATCGGTAACAACACCACTAGTGACCAGCTTATCAACATCGGTAACAATGTTTCTGATACTTCTTCTCATACCTTGAGAATTGGTGCTAACGCTGGTGTAACCACCTTTGAGGTACATAAGCGTTCTACTAACGCATTTGTTGACATTGCATCGGTAGAAGATGTAGTAGGTGCTGCTTGTTCTATCAAGATTGGTGGTGCTGCTCCTAACCTGAACTCTCAAACTCTGATCGGTACATATCAGACCAAACTGAATGGTACTCTGGAAGTTGGTGCTTTTGCTGGCACATCTACAACCAGAATCTTCACTACCGCAGCAACATTGAACGTTGGTGATGGTCAGAACACCACGAAAGTTACTCTCGGTGCTAACTCCTCTACAGTTGACATCGCAGCACTTGGTGGTCGCACAACGATTAGAAACTCTCTACTTGTACAAGGTAGCACCACATCTAACTCCACCATCAAACTATCTGGTGGTCTAAATGCTGGTATTATTGAGATTGAGAGATCAAGATTTGGCACTACTCCATCGGAGCACATTGTTGGATCTCTTGATAATCCTAACATTACGTTCCTCAAGTACATCCAACTTGGCAGACAAATTGATACTGCTGGTGTTGGACCTTGGGGTGGTGATCAGTATCTCCTATCTGGTGGTCAGATTGCTGCAATCGACAATATCACTCCAGAGCAGAGTGCTACATGGGTTGCTAACGAGACATATTCGTTCATCCAACCAACTGGTGGTACAGGTAGCGGTGCTCTGTTCACTGTTCAGGTTCTATCTGACGGCACAGCAGACATCACTCTAGTATCTCCTGGTTCTGGTTACTCTGACAACGATCTGTTGACCATTGAGGCATCAAAACTGGGTAACTCCAACGGTGCTGACCTATCCTTCAGAGTTAATGGAACTAATGATTCTGGTAACGTATACTTACTACCAATCACTAGACCTTCTGTCAATGACTTCCAGATCGGTGATCTACTGTTCATTGAAAGAGACACTGCAGTAGATGGACAGGACACAAACATTTCTCCTGTTGGTGAAGAGTACAGTGAACTTCTTGAGGTCGCTGGTCTAACTAATATCTCTGACCCCGCTGATCCTCTTGGATTCAGAATTCTGGTTACTCGTGCTAAAGATGGCACAACTGCTAGAACTGATCACCCAGATAATGCAATCATCTCCAAGTTTGACAAGCAAATCAATGCTTCGTTCATCACTGGATTTGACTTTGACGATAACGGAACTCTAGATCCTACATCTAGTGTCGCTATCAATGATAGTTCTATCCTAACGATTGTTGCTGATGGTACTGACATCGTTACAGTCAACTGGAACAGCGAAACTAACGATAGTGTTGGTGCTGATTACGGTGAGTTTATTACAATCTCTGGCACGAACATTGTTGGTCTGAATGGTACGTGGCCAATTCAAGGTGGCATCACTGGAACTGCTTCTTCCCTTCAAATCAAGACAAGTCAGTATGTTTCCACAGGAACTTACATCTGGTCTGATCAGGTAGCGGCTGCTGAACTTAAGATCAACAGCGGCGCTGGTCTCCTCGCAGACAGTGTTGATGTTAGAATCGGTGTTGCAGAATTTGGTGGTGTCCTAACCACTAGTGATTACCTGCTCCTATCTAATACTGAAATCGTCAAGGTTTCTGAATTGGTATCTACCGACATTCAGTCCCTGGTTGTCACAGACGGTGGTGATCCTGAAGTCGAGGTATTTAAGGTTGAGTCTACAACTGGTAACACATTTGTGGGCAACACACTATCTGTCGGACAAGGATTTAACAAGTTCGTTGTTCAAGGTGGAACTGGCGATACCGTAACTCAAGGTAAACTAACCACCAATGATTCTCTGAAGGTAAGAGGATCTGTTGTAGAACTGACCCAGTTCTTCACACTGACTAACGGTGGATCCGAGAACATCGCTGAAAGAAACACACTCCGTGTTGACACCGCAACTGGTGATCTGGAGATCTATGGTGGTGACTTCAATATCTTCGGACCTGATGGCACTACACCACGTCTTCAGTTCAACAACTCTTCGGGTGACTTTACTACCTACGGTTCGTTCTCTGCTCTAGGAACAGGAACATCAACATTCGGTGGTAGCATTGTTGCTGGTGGTGATCTGACTCTCAATGGTGGTGATCTAACAGTCAACTCTGATGGCAATAAGATCTTCTCGGTTGAGAATGATGGTGCTGTCAATATCGCTGGCATTAGCAACTACTTCTCACAAACTGGTGGACGTAAGTGGGAATACAGCGACAGCTTTGAAGTTGAGGCAGAAGCAAACGTTAACTACTTCCTCAACATTACTCAAAATACCATCGTTAAACTACCTACAAACGCTCTAATCGGTGACATGATTCGCATCGTGGACATCGGTGGTCTTCTAACTTATAACCTCACGCTGGTTGTAAGAGCACCATCTACGATTAGAGTACAAAACGCAACTGACAACACAGGAACCACTCTATTGACAGGCAATACTGCTGACCTAAATGGTTATGATGGTGGTGAACTAGTTGTTCAAACACCTAACGCTGGATTCGCACTAGTATTCGCTGGTACGGCTACTCCAGACGGCGGCACTGCAGTTCCAACAGGAAAAGACGGATGGTTCTTAATCGAGGTCTGATTTAATGTTTTATCAGGAAGCAAAAACAGCAAGATCGGCGGTGGTTGGCACCATCATGCCGTGGACGGGGGGATTAACTAACATCCCTCCTGGGTGGATTCTATGTGATGGTGGTGTTGTAGATGCAGCAGATTATCCACTGCTTACACAAGCTATTGGTAATACATATGATGCGTTGGGGGGATCTATTACAGGAAGCTTTCCAAGTTATTCTGGAACGGTCAAGTTACCTGACTTGAATGAAAAAACATTGATGGATATTGAATCGAGTTACTTCGCTCCTGTTGCAAATGGTGGTACAGGTAGAGCTGCAGACATAGATTCTGATGCTCTCACTCTCATTTCACCAATCATTGGGGACCATGTTGACAATGGTGTTACAATTTCACCAACAGATGTTACTGTTGATGTTCTCTTTAATATAAACGCTGGTGATAGAACTGGATATTCAGGAAAGATCACGGGTAATACAAAAGAAGATGGAGAAGGTGTTGCAACGGTTTACATCGGTCCTAGAAAATTAGGAAGAAAGCACGTTAAGAGACATAACCACCCAGGAACATACAGAACACTGGATGATCAAACCCGAACACTACCTGGTAGAGGTGTTTCTGGATACGAGAACATTAAATACACACTATATCACTCACACGTTGATAACGAGGGTGGTAGTGATCAGGGTGATACCTACTACTTTGGTTGGTCGAGTGATAGTCCTGGTGACGGCAACGCAGAGACAGTTGATTCGCGCCCTGGTATTGTGATTGGTGACGCAGTGGCGTCCAACCCGACTAGTCAAGAAATTGACTATATGATGACTTGGCCAGCAAATGGTGATTATGCGCCTGATGGACATGGTGGTGGAACGCAAGGTGTTGTTATAGCACACGTACAATCCGAGAGTCCTCCTGTTAACTTGAAACCTAAACAATGTTTATCAACTCCTATTTCAACTCAATTTAAGGTAACTAATTTAAGACCTGAAGGAGCATTTCTAGATCAAAATAGGGCAGTTCCAGCAGCTGCTAGAGGTGGTACTTTGAATATTCCTCAAGGATTTACAAATTACTATGATGACAGCAACCAAACCGCATCACAACTTCGTGATACATTAATGAGTCATATCGGACTCAATTTTACAAATACTGATCCTGGTGGTGATTTTATTGAAGCACATGATCATGGGGAATTTGATGTTGAGTTTGATTCATCTGGATTGAGACCCAATAGTAGTATTGTATGTGAGGTTAACCTTCCAGCAACAGTCAATGTAGATAATACACAGAATGAAAAAGCATTGCAAATTGACGTGAACATAGCACAACCAACTCTTTCTTGCATATACATCATCAGAGCATACTAAAATGGGAAAGTCTATATCTACTAATTACGCCAGACAGAAATCTCACTGGGGTGGTGTTCCTGGAACCATTCAGATTCATACCGTTCCTGGTATGGGATTTAATAATGATCCTACGACTGCGGTATTTAAAGATAACTTACCTGGTGGTTTTTTGAGATGCAATGGTGCTATCTTAAATGCAAAAGATTATCTTCTATTGTCTAGAATTTTAGGTGTAGGCACTGAATGTAGATTTGCAAAACCAAATGCTATTCTGCGTGATCCTGATCCCGAGACAGGAGATCTTGGATCATTTCAGTTACCTGATCTAGGATCTAAAGTTATGATTGGTGGTAGAGGATCGGGTGAATACCGCGAGACAACTATGACCAATAAACCCAACCAAAACAAGGTTGGTGTTGAGGTTACACCAAATACACCACTTGGTGAAAGGTTGTCCACAAACTATGTCTCCAGTAATGGAGATGGCATGAAAGTTACAGCGCAATCAAGTATTGATTTTAGAGGTAATATTAAGTTCAATATGCCTAGGAATGTTGAGCCTACTATCGTTTCGATTGAACAGTTCCAAGCACACCAGCATGACGCTGATTTGCGTATTTTGAATATTACATCTGATGGTTATAATACTGATGGTGATGGACTTACTGGTGACGCTGATTCGGCATTTGATGCAAACGTAGAAGCACAAAACATTCTAGATGAAGTTCAACCAAATGTGCAAAGAGGTTCGGTTCAACACGACCATAGAATTACAAAACCTTTTACTTACAGCAATAATTTCTCTTATTCATTCCCAGCTACGAACATACCGTTGGACGACATGGAATCATATATCGATGTTGATACAACCAACTTGGATGTTTTGAATCAAGTTGTAACTCCATTCATCATGGTACACTATATCATCAAGTTCTGATATGGCTACGTATAACAATACCTACACGTATAGTAGCAGTCAGCGTTTAAGATCAGATGTAAAGCAAGTTAATTATATTGTTGTTGCTGGTGGTGGGGGTGGTGCCCGACCTAATGCTGGTTTTGGTAGATCTCCTAATAATGGTCAAGATACTAGACTCAATACCACAGGATTATGGTCGCAGGGTGGTAGACATGGAGAACTAAATCGTGGTGGTTATGGTGGATATGGAAACTACAATTATGGTAGGAATGGTCGTATTAACTATTCTGGTGGTCAATATGAGCGTGCTAGATCTGGTTATGGAAATAGTGGATCTGGTGGTGCGGGACAGTGGAGAGCGCCTAGTTTAACTGGTGGTGGCGGTGGTGGTGGTGCCTCGCGCTCAACATACTATCGAGGATCGAGTGGTGCTATCGCTGGTCAAAGAGTATATTGGACGATCGGGCAAGGTGGTACACAAGGTGGTAACGGACAGCGCAGAAGGGGTGACAATGGAGCAATCTATATTTCTCAAACTACATATGACCGCCCTTCTGCTAGCATAAGTGCAAGCCCAACTAGTATTATTCAAGGTAACTCCACTACACTATCTTGGAGTACGGGTGGAGATATTACCAGCGTTAGTATTGGTGGTGGTGTCGGTAATGTTGGTACTAGCGGATCATTAAATGTCTCTCCAAACACTACGACTTCATATACACTTTCGGCAACTAATCCAGCATATACAACAAATGATACTGTCACAGTTACTGTATTGATTCCACCGCAAGTTAATATGACTGTTGACAATCCTACTATTGTCTTGGGAGAAAGCACTACCTTGAGATGGAATGTTAGTGGTGATGCCAGTTCAATGACGATTGACAACGGAATTGGAAGCACAAACCTTTCTGGTCAGCAAACAATTACACCAACATCAACCATAGTTTATACAGGAACTGCTAGTGGACCTGGTGGAACAGGTAGTGACACTGCGGTTGTTACAGTATTGCCACCACCAACATTGAGTGTTTCTGGTCCGATTGTGGTTGGATATGAAGATCCAATAACTTTTAGTATAGAAGCAACAAATGCACCAGGTGGTATTAGTTATGTCTATTCGCAGGTTAATACTGACGGTAGCACAGAAGCTGTGACAGATCCAGTAATAATCCCAAACAGCAATGGAGATTTGGTCAACATTACGGATTTTGAATTTACTCCTGTGTATGATAACTTTGGACCATCTTCGGTATCAATTACTTTCACTGCCAATGGATATGGTGGACTGCTATCACAAGATGTCGAAGTTATTCCTATCAATATTGATCAGACTCCTAATGCTATTGACATTCCCTCAACTGAAGATAAGTTGAGAGATGAAGAACCTGTTATCACACCTAACGTTGAGGTTACGTCAGAACAGATTGTAATTGAAGATATTGACATCCCTGTAGAAATTAAGTCTGATTATCCTATTCAGGTTGAGATAGAGAATGAAGATGTCTGGTATAATGTGAGGGAGATCTAATGCCACAGGTTAGTATTTCATGGTCTAGAAACGCAGGCGATAGTAACTACCTATATGGTATGCCTGGTGGAACCATTGGTCCCAATAGTGGTAGTAGAACTGTAAATGTTGGGTGGAACCAAACATATTATCTGTCTGCTAATGGTAGTGGTCCTGGTAGTGTTGGCATGAGAAGATTAAACAACAACACACTTGGTCTTGACGATAGACAAGGTGCTGGTGCTGACAATGACTACAATGACATGATCATATATGTCAATAATGGTGGATTTATTAGTAATAATGCATATCGTGGTCCTGCTCCTGTTTATGGGTGTACTAATTCAGGTGCGATTAACTACAACCCTGGTGCAGATCTTGATGATGGTAGTTGTGTAGTTGTCAATCCAATACTAAATCTTGATGCTACTCCTAATTCAATTATTAGGGGACAGAGCACTACGCTATCTTGGTCTACTAGCGATTCGCAATATATACAAACAGCTAACATTGGTCCTGCGCCTGGCGCTGTAAATACATCTGGAAGTGCCGTTGTTACACCAATCGAGACAACAACATATGACTATACTGTTACGTGGGCAAATGGAAGTAGACAAACCACTCGTACAGTTACGGTATATGTACCACCAGAAATTACAGTATCATTAGATAATAATCCGATTATTCTTGGAGAGACAACCACATTGAGGTGGAACACTAGTGGTGATGCATCTACCATGACTATTGATCCTGGTATTGGATCAACTCTTTTATCTAGTGCTCAATCAGTAACACCAACACAAGACACTACCTATACTCTTACTGCTACTGGACCTGGTGGTACAGATACTAAACAGATTACGTTGACTGTTATTCAACCACCAGAACTAGATTTGACTGGTCCTCTTGCAATACCTTATGGTCAATCTACTATTGATTTTTCATACGAGGCAGTAAATGCATTGAGTATAGATGTATTAATAATACAGAGAGATCTAGACAACAGTGATGATTTCTTCATCGGTGCTGCTACAACTGATGGTAGTGTATACACATATACACCAACATGGGGAAACAGAGGACCACAATCAATTTTGGTCACAATGACTGCTAACGGGCAAGGTGGATTGCAAACAATAAGACAGGTTAGTGTTCCTATTAACATTGACCAGACTCCAAATGCTATTGATATTCCATCAACAGAAGATAAATTACGTGGCGAAGAACCAGTTATTACGCCTGATGTTGAGGTAGTTAGTGATCAAATTGTAATTGAGGATATAGATATTCCTGTAGAGGTAAAAGCTGATTATCCAATTCAGGTCGAGATCGATAATTCTAATGTTTGGTATAACGTACAAGAACTATGAGTACAATAACACAGAGAAGAAATAGTCCTGGTACGGTAACATGGACAGTGCCAGCAGGTGCCACTAATGTTACTTTTACTATTGCCGCTGGTAGTGGTGGTGGATCTAAATCGCCTTCTGATGGTAGTCTATGGAATCATAGTAGAGGTGGATTCGGTAGAGCTGGTAACTTCACTATTGCACCAAGAAGTGGTTCATACAATCTAACATTTTACATTGGTGGGCAAGGTGGTAATGGAGTAGGACCCCAGAATCCTGGTGGCGGTGGTGGTTCTTCCCCTCTCGCTGGTGGTGGTAGTGGACATAGATCTGGTGGAGGTGGTGGCGGCGCTACTGCTGTATATGATAGCTGGCTTGGTAGATATACTGCCTGGGTAGGTGGTGGCGGCGGTGCTGGTAGATTCGGTCAGGACACTGGTATCAGTGGATATTACACTGCTGGTCGTGGTATTGGTGGTGGTGCAACTAGCAGCTCACCTTCATGGAAAACTGGACAATCTGCTCCTGCTGGTCACCGTGGTGGAGGTGGTGGTGGATCCACTAGTGGTGGTGCAGGAAGTTTAGGTGGCAATCAAACTAGCAATGGATATGGTGGCATTGGTGGTAACTCTGGTTGGTATAATAATGGAGATATTGGTTGGATTACTAACAGTGGTTATGGAAACTTTGGTAATGGATATGCAGTTCTTTCTTATGTACAACCACCACCATCAATTGATACGTTTACGGCTAACCCCACCACATTGATTCTTGGTAATACTTTTCAGTTGAACTGGAGTGTATCTGGTAATGTTACTTCGGTCAACATTAATAACATTGGAAATGTGAATGCATCTGGAAGTGCTACTGTACTAGCAGAAGGTGATATCACTTACACACTAACTGCTACTGGTCCTGGTGGAACGGTTGCAAAGAGTGTTTCCATTGATGTCCATATCCCACCGCAGATTACTTTCAGTGTTGACAAACCTCAACTAGTTGGTGGAGATAGTGCTACTTTAACGTGGAGTGTTACTGGCGATGCTGACACAATGAGCATCAATCCTGGTATTGGCAGCACCAACCTCTCTGGCACTCAAGTTATACAACCATCACAAGACACTACATATACTGCTGTTGCTAGTGGTCTTGGTGGTACTGACACTGAACAGCTTACTGTTGAAGTTGTATACCCACCAGAAGTTCAGTTAACTGGACCACTATCTACTGATTATGGTGATGATATAACTTTGACATATAATGCAGACAATGCTGTTACTTCATTGCAAGTGTTGAGAAAATATGTCAGTCAGGGAAATCCTGAACCAGACTGGACATTAGCATTTGATTTACCTACAGGTCAAAACACAACTGGAACCTTACTGTTCTCTCCAGATTATGATAATTTTGGACCAGATGTTGTTCAGTTCCAGTTATATGCCGTTGGTGAAGCAGGATTGAACGATACTGCTACTTTTGATGCATTCATCAATATTGACAGAACGCCTGATGCTATTGATATTCCTACATCCGAAGATAAACTTCGTGATGAGCAACCAGTCATCACACCTGATGCAGAAGTAACGTCACAACAGATTTTGATCGATGATATTGATGTTCCTGTTGAGATCAAAGCAGATCAACCTATTCAGGTTGAGATAGATGATAGCGGTACATTCCAAGATATTAGGGAGATCTAGACATGGGTGCTCAAGGTAATTTACATACTTTTGATGAGTTTTACTATCCCTATAACCCATCAAATCAGCGTGGTGGTGACCATTTTTATACCTCAAATCCTGGTGGAGAGAGCTTGGGTGCTTACTATCAGACAGGTACTAATGTGTGGAAACTCTTCATGTCTGCTAGCGTCCCAGGCATCCCATACGGTCAATCAGTAGGAACTATCTACAGATTTTATAGCGACTCTATTGTAGATCACTTATTTAAGTTTGGGTCTAATGTTCCTAGCAGTGCTTATGTATTAGAAGGTGCTGTTGGAGTTGCATTTACACAGAATGGACCTTATCGCCAACCAATTTATAGATATTACAATCCTAGTGATGGCGACCACAAATTTTCAACTAGCAGTAGTACGCCTAGTGGATGGGTCTATGAAGGTGTTGCGTGGTACTCTCCAATTCCTGTCTATGGGTGTAAAGATTCTAGTGCTACTAACTATAATCCATGGGCAAATCAACCAAGCACTGGATGTACCTATATTGTCTATGGATGTACTGATCCTAATGCTAGTAACTACAATTCTAGTGCTACAAACAATGACGGTAGTTGTACATACCCAAATCCAACTGTTTCGTTAAGTTTGAGTCCTAATTCAATCATTCAGGGGCAGAGTGCATCATTGTCGTGGAGTACATTTAATTCTACGTCACAGTCAATTACAAATATTGGTGGAGTTGCTAGTTCTGGTAGTGTGAATGTATCTCCTAGTTCTACAACAACATATACACTCACTGGAAACTATTATGGATATACATCTGCGAGTGTAAGTAGAACTCTCACGGTATATCAACCACCAAGTATTTCATTTACTGTAGATGATAGTGAGATTGTTAGATTAGATACTACAATATTACGTTGGAGTGTGAGTGGTAGTGTAAGCACAGTGACCATCAGTCCTGAAATTGGTTCTACTAATATATCTTCTCAAGCGACTATTTCTCCAACAACAACCACTACATATACTTTGTCTGCCGATGGTCCTGGTGGAGCTGCTAGCGCACAACTTACTGTCACTGTGGTAGATCCGCCATCAGTTTCTCTTAATGGTCCTCTGGCAGTATCTTATGGAGATAACATAACACTCTCCCATGAGATGTCTAGAGCAACAGCATCATATTTGCTATACATACAGGAGACAGATCTTGACGGCAATGTAACTACTCCGTCTGTCAGTCCTGTTGATCTTGGAGCAGGAAATTCCGCAAATGCTTCTTACACTCATTTAGTTACTTATCATGATAGAGGACCTGCTTCTATACAATATTCACTAACTGGAGTTGGTAGTGGTGGATTGACTGATGTAGATGTTGTCACTGTACCTATCAATATCGATCAAACACCTAATGCTATACAGATTCCATCATCTGAAGATAAATTGCGTGATGAAGCACCAGTTATTACTCCTGATGTAGAAGTAACAACTGATCAACTTTTAATTGAGGAGATTGATATACCTGTGGAGGTCAAATCTGATTATCCTATTCAGGTTGAAATTGAAAACAGTGGAACATACATTGAGGTCAGAGAGATCTGATAAATACTACAGAAATCGTGACCATTGCTTGCGTTAAATGACCTTTTCGTTCGGAACTACACCAGTATATGTAAGCGAAGGGCAAACTATTCGCCTGAAGTTTAAAGCACCTTCGGCGTGGGATACAACACAGAGTGTAACGGTTCAGATCGGTGATCAGCAAACAATCTGGTATATCTCTACAGTTCCAGAAGACTTTGCTCCTGATCCATTCCCATTTACACCACTAGATGATGCAACACCAGACGTTATGTACGTCTATGGTGATGGTACTAGAGCACAAGAAGATATTGTTGAGGTTGCTGGACTAACACCTGGATCATCTGCTAGTGTTTCTCTAGTATCATCTTATCTTGGAACTAATATTGATGACTACGCTGTTCGTATTCAGCTAGTACACCAAGGTGAAGCAGACTTTGGTGACTGGGTTATTCCAACTAGTAACATCTTCGTACAAAATGGTGACAGACTCCAGTTAAGACTCAAGTCTAATGATACTGGTGGTCTAACTAGAACTGCTGACCTGACTATTGGTGCAAGAACCGAGAGATGGCAGATCACATCAGCGGTTCAACCACCTAACATTCCAGAACCATTCCCTGATTTTAATGAAATTACTGGTGCGCCAGTTGATGTGGATGTTTATAGTGAGATCTTAAGAGTCACTGGTCTAAATGCACAGGCAGTGGTTAATACTGATAATAATGCTAGAATTGGTATCTCTTCTAGTAATGCTTTCGTTGTAAACGATCTAGGATATAGTGTTCTAGATGGTGTTACTTTTGTCGATTCTAGCACCAATCCAACTATTCAAAATGGTGAGTATCTACAGTTAGTATTAACCACTCCAGTAACATCAACGACTACAGTTACAAACTTGTTAAGCATTGGTGATGCTGTCGGTGGATCTAGTTGGGGTGTTACTACTGGTAGTTTCCCATCAACTACACCACAATCATTTGTATTTACAGATGAACCAAGTGCAGAAGAAGATGCACTGATTGCGTCTGATGTAAAACCAGTTGGTGGAATCACTGGACTGGGTGCTGGTGTATCTGTACCTGTAACACTAGTATCTACAGATGGTACGGAACCAAGAGTTAAAATTTACTATGACGATGGTAGTGAGAGTTCTGTCGGAATCTTCCCCACAGATGTAAGCAACGGAGATAGTATTCAGATCTATAACAGATCTAGTGCTACATTCAGTGCTACAGTACAAACTACGATTAAAGTTGGTACACTACAGGTTCCTACATGGTCTATCGTTACAAACTCTGGTCCTGATACTGACGCTGACTTCACAGCACCAGCAAGTCTTTCAAACAAAGCACCCAACAGACAGTATGTTAGTTCTGTTGTTAGTGTTTCTGGTATCAACAGAGATATTACAATCACAGGTACAAATAATGTACTGATTTCTATTGACTTTGACACACCAGTTGTGGGACCAAGAACATTTACACCTTCCAACAGTAGTGTCCAGTTCTATCTAACTTCTGGTGGTCTTGCAAGCACGGTGAGCAGTACCATCACTATTGGTACTGGTAGCAGCAATCAGTTTATCTGGAACGTTTCGACATATGCTGTTGCTCCACCACCTCCAGAATTACTGGGAACATGGTATAGTAGGAAGAACTCTTACACATATGAAGACTCTAATGGTGATCTCCAACTACGAAATTCAAAGGATGATGGTCTCGCTATTGGTACAGTTCTTTCCATTCTTAAGCAACCAGGCGGAAGTTATGGTACAATAGATGGTGATCTAGATTCTAGATATCCTGGTTTTATTGAGTGTGATGGTAGAAGTCTTTCTAAAGATTCTTATGGAGATCTATTTGCTGTCATCGGATATACTTATGGTGGTTCTGGTGCTAACTTCAATGTTCCAGATTATAGAAACAGGAAACTCACTGGTTGTGGTGTTGTTGATGGAAATAGAGCATCTTCTGCTTTCTTGCCAACAAACAATATCAATGAACCAGGTAACATTGGAGGATGGTGGTACATTGATAAGGTAGACGTTGCTGGTGATAATCCTTATGAGCAGATCATTGGTACTGGTAACACAGGTAACGAGAGTAACTTCTTTAACTTTGGTACAGTAAAGACCCAGTTCAACGCACCTATCCAAGCTGACATTGAGTTTGCTGTTGTTGGTACAGTAACTGCACAGATTGGACAGTTGCAGGAGAAACTAATTGATGTTCCTGTACACACTCACCTATATGTTAGTGCCGTCACTGATGATATTGGTGCAACAGGTTTGATTCCATGGGAAACTCAAGTTCTGGCTAGTGGTTCCCCTGGTAATACTGGATTTGAAAATAGCACCCCACTTGGAACAACTGGTATGGGTGATGGTCCATATGTTGATTACATCGGTGGTGGTGGTACTGACGAACTCTTCCGAGAACTTCCTGAAACCTGGTATGACTTATGGATTGGAGAATTGGATCGTAAAGTTGGTAGACCTGACTTTAAAACTGTTTGGGATAACATTTTATTGACCAATAAAGGAGTTAACTTCAAGGCAGAAATTCTTGAGTGGGCTAGCACTTGGCCACCGTCACCTCTTGGAGAAAACCAAAACGCAGCACAAGTATCACGTACATTATCTGCAAAAGTATGGTGGCCATCACATTACAGTCAACTAGATCCTAATGACGTTGAAAGTGTTTCTACACAATTAACAAATATGCAGAGATATCCAGAAGGAGTATATGGTCAGTCTCGTGCTGGTGCTGTTGCTGTTTCTGCTGCTATTGACGTTGAGACAAGAAGATTTAGAGTTGAAGCATATACTCCACCAGCAATTCTAGAAGATAATGATACTACAACCTCTTCTCATAACCACTTGATGGGTCTAACTCCTGTTTTAGATCCAACCCAAGACTTTAGTTATGGCAACCAGAATGGTCCTGGTTCTTTCAAAGAAGGACTAGGTAGCTTCGGTAGTACACTTAACGTCACCTTTGATAATAATCAATTCAATGGTAATACAGCACCTGTTGGTCTTATCCTGAATACTGGTACATTTGAGCTCAACCAAAACATTAAGAAACCAATTCCTAGTGTCACTATGGAACCCAATAGACAGATTCCTGTCATTGAGGAGTTCCACAAAGTCAAATATATAATTAAAGCATACTAATATTATTTTATTGTAATGGCAGAACAAGGCATCCCTCCCTATCGTCCCCTGAAACTGATGAAGGATCCAAAAATCACCAAGGTTGATTTTACGGATTTTATTGGTGTATGGGAAAACTTCGTGCCCGCTAATCTATGTGAGCAACTCATTGATTATGGTGATAGAGTTTTAAATGAAGACATATCGTCGGTCATTGATCTAGAACTAGATCATGATGCAACAGACGCTGATAGAGTTCCCATGAACGGTTCTGAAATGTACGGATCTTCATATACTAGAGAAGATAAGTCTTTCATGCTAAACTATGCAAGTCAAAAGTACACTATGAACGTCAATCAGATGTTGAAATCCTGTGCTTCTCATTATTGTCAGCAATACTCCACACTGAAGAAGACTAGGATGGTGTCTACTGATATCAAGTTCCAAAGAACTCCTCCTGGCGGTGGATATCATGCATGGCATTATGAGAATGGTACGTTTGAGTGCGCTGCCCGTGAATTGGTGTGGATGATTTACTTGAATGACATCGAAGAGGGTGGCGAAACAGAATTTATGTATCAGAAACGTAGAATCAAACCTACTCAAGGTACAATGGTTATTTTCCCCGCTGGTCTGACACATGTTCATAGGGGCGGTTTTCTTCTTGGCGACAAGAATAAATACATAGTAACAGGTTGGTATATGAAAACCCATGGCTGATATCGAAACAACTATTAGAAAAAGTGTTTTAGAGATTGATCTCATTAACAGTCTCGTGATTGATGCTACTAGTACGCTTATATTACCTAATAACACAAAGGTCAATCAACCAATTCAAATCCTTCCTGATATTATGGAAAGATTTAAGACAGAGGTTGTCGGTGACACATTTCATATGGAAGGTGATGAACTACAGTATGCTATTTTCTATAGCGATGATACTGCACTTATTCAACGTAAAAAGTTAAAGTATGATTTTGCGACAAATTCATCAACTGAAGTGCAGTATATTTTCAATGGTGCTACGCAAGAGCAAATTTTGGCACTAAAAGAGAGAGTGACACAACTAGTTGATGCTTCTGGTGTTATTAGAGAGCAGCAGATTAAAGAGAAGATCGTTAAAATTTCTGAAGAGCGACTATTTTATGATGCCAAGATGAATAAAAGGTTGGAAGAAAGAAAAGCGATGCTGAAGGGTTCTGACTGGCGTGTACTTCCTGACATTGAAGATTCTTACGAAGGTGAGAAAGAGATGTGGAAGAAGTGGAGAAAAACACTTCGTGAAATGGACGTGTTCACTGCTACATATGATGACACTCTTGCTCTCTTCAAAGCACTTCATAATATGAAGTGGCCAATCGATCCATCAATCTTTAAACAAGTGTTTCCAGATGGTTTAGATGCAAATGGAAATCCTATTGAGTATCTTGCAACAGATGATCAGTGGACAAAGAGAGACATTGACGCATCTAAAGACTATGTTGGTGATAGAATGGCTAGTGTCATTGAGTGGAGAGACAGATCGACTAATGCAAAGAGAAACGTATCACAATCTGTTCAGGATTTAATGAAACTGATGCGTTTGGAAGATTTCGTTGAAAATGGTATTGACTATTCTGAATTTTACGATGAGGCAGATATAAATGATTTGGCAACTGAATGATGTTCTAACCACTGTCCAGTGTGACAATATACTCTCTGTATACCAAGAGCATAGATTCCACTGTGGTAGTGACAGCAACCCCCGAGAGGGTGTAAAGAATACTAGCGTATTAGATTATGATGATCCAGATTATAAGAGATGTATTGCAATACTCTACCCTCTACTAAAAAAAGCAACAGCAGATCACCTAATCAGGAGAGCTGGACAACCATACTTTGTTTGGTATAAAACTGGTGGGTTCTATGATTGGCACTTGGATGCATTTCCTATCGCTGGTATTGCACCACACTATAGTATGACTATAGCTCTCAATGACCCTGATGAATATGAGGGTGGAGAGCTAGTTCTTCGTGTTGGTAATGTTGAAAAAGAAATAAAACCACCGAAAGGATCAATGATTTTATACAATACTGGTCTGTGGCATAAAGTCAATGAAGTCACTGCAGGTGATAGAAAGGTTGTTGTTTGCTGGGCAGAGAGTTATGTTAAAGAGTCTGCCATGAGACAGAATATTATTGATCTTAAACTTGCAATCAATAATGTTGCTGCTGACATTACTCATGAGCAACTAGAGAAACTTGAGTCTGCAAGGATGAATATGATTAGAGAATATGTTGATAGACCATGAAATATACTACTAGCGACGTTGTACAATATAATAACTTCTTTGATAAAGAAGATTTTCAAGAGATTCAAAACAAGACTGGATATGGATCTGCATGGAAATTCGGTCATACATCATATGGACAAGAGCATCCAGAGTATCGGTACTGTACACCATTCTGGAAGATTGATTTTGCTGAAGACACGTTCTTTAAAGATCACCTTCTAAATAAGATACAGGAGAAACTAGAGACACGATTTAAACTACAGCATGTGTATGCCAATGGGCATACTTACGGTCAAGATGGGTCAATTCACGTTGATGCAAATACCGACAACGGAAGAACACTATTGTTATATCTAAATCCTAACTGGCATCCAATGCTAGGTGGGGCAACAAACTTCTACATCAACGACGGTGAAGTGCATAGTATCTTCCCCAAAGAGAATAAAGCAGTATTATTCCCTGGTCAAATACCACATTGTGCTGCACCGTGTACTAGAAACTTCAAAGGATTAAGAGTCACCATCGCCTGGAAACTGTTTATCGATGATTAACCAAAACTATCAGATCTACAATCTACAAGAGATTCTTGGACGCTATGCATTGGCGGCAGGTAAACCATTGGCGTTCATTAGAGTGACTGGGTGGAACAATAGCACTGATGTTGATGCTATCAATACATCTATTGCTACGTATACATCAATGCTGGAGACAGATCTTATTGCTGACATGAAAGAGTCGGAGTATGTGATTGTAGAACTTGAGCGACTAGACAAAGGTGTTCTAGAATACTTTGAAGATAACTTCCCAGAAAATCAAGCATCTGTTGCTAATCCAGAACTTTATGTGTTCTACGCATTATATAATGAAGACGGACAACTTATCGCATCGAACGAATGATCTTCTCCGACACTTACACAGTTAATGAAGTATACAGTGTATTGAGGCAGGAGCATCTATACACTAGTTCATCGATGCCATGGTTGTACACATCATTGAAAGATGTGAAGTATCAACCTGCATTAACAGATAGTGTTCGTAACAAGTTGAATGAGATATTTGTTTTTAATTATCTCATTACTAGTGGCATGACTCCCCCTATCAAGAATGAAGAAAAACATCTTGTAGTCAATCATAATGGTGATCAGCACCTGTCTTATGAGACGGTTGTGAATCTATGTTTCAATGATTTGTATCAGCAAGGAGGCAACTTCAAGTATTTGATCAACCAGACAAATACTTCGCACTTAAGTGATGTGTATGATAAAGGAGTAGAGGCTCTACTAAAACAGCATATTAACCCAGATGCACTCAAGAGTTGTCATACTACATCACACTTTTATGGATACTTACATGATAGTTCTGGTACACCCATTGCTATCAAGATAGGGCAGTCGCAATCGTGGTCTGAATCTTTCAACCCCACTGGTAATGACCTGATGGATAGACTCGTTGCACATTGCAATAGAAGTCCTCTATATCTCAAACCAGAAAAGATCTTCCATATTGATGGTAAAGAATCAATCAGGTTGAATTGTAAGTATCCTGAAGCATTTTGGAGAGAGAGGAAGAGTATCAAAGAGGGTAGATCAAAATTCACACCTGAAATCAATTCACAAAAGATTGAGTTGAGACCAGAACAAATCTCTAGACGACATCTGCATGGTTTATCATCTGCAGCGGGTGACTTCTTGACGGAAGATCAAGGACAATACATCTATAGTGTACTTCCTGATGCTCGTGAAAGAGTATATGATAATGGATATAGGAAAGGATTCCAGAACTTCAGACTTGACTTTGAGTTTGTGTTTGAGGATAATGAATTGGTAGATATTCTATTGTTTAGGAGGACACATCACCAGTTCGATGAGGTAGAGACCCTGATCCCTTGACAACTATGGTCAACTGCTGTATGATTAGTCAGTTGATCACCCCACTACATCATGCAAGGTTCTCTGCCCGACCGCAGCACCCTGTCTGTCAAGGATGCTGCTGCTCTTGCCCCGTTCTTCGCTGCTCAACGCCCTCACGGTGCCATTCCTACCCGCCAGGAACTCCGTGCGCGTGGTCTGCAGTCTAAAAAGCGTGAAGACTCTCTCAAGAACGTCTGTGACGCTTACAATGCTGTCTACCCTGGCAGTCTTGACTTCAGTGTAGTTGAACAGGCACGCAAGCGCAAGGCAGCAGAAGCAAAAGCAGAAAAACAACGTCTCAAGGAGGCAGCATGTACGAAGAGCTAAATTGTTTTGAGGAAGCACTCAAACACTTCGGAACTCGTGTTGAAGTTATCACTGCTATGGAGATGGCAAGGAGAATCTCTCCTGAAGATGCATATCAGATGATCAAAGACGAACTCAAAGAAGTTAAAAAGTGCCGTAAACTGTTCAATAGTAAGGAGCAATGCTAATGTCACAATCCGAACCACGCCAACGCGACCCACAAGATCCACTCTACGATCCCAACGATAAGTGGAATGAATATAAGGTAGACTTCCACGCTAATGAAACACACGCACCTGATGAGTGGGATCCAAAGACTGAAGGTAAGATCGCTGACCCACAAGAACGTCACAAAGACAAAGTTTTAGATAAGTTCTGTGATGATCATCCTGGTTCACCCATGTGTAAGGTGTTCGACGAGTAATATATACAAACACTGACATTAAAACTATGGACGATCTTAAACGACAGAAACGACTTGATGCTTTCAATTTGTTTTATGAATCTGTTCTGAAACCAGACCATGAACTTCGTCAGGCAGCACATGAGCAACTGTGCTATCATGAGTTGATGGAATGGCGTGGTGACATCATTAGATACCTTGACGAGAGACGAAACTTTGAGCTCTGAACCACAGAATCCCACCGTGCCACTAGTGTTATCATTGGTGGCATGTTTCTTGTTTGGCATCAGTATCATTGTTGCTGGTTATTTCAAAGGCAACATGCATATTGAAGCAGTATATCACTCACTTCACAATTTCACATGAAAGAGTTTGACTATGGACTGGATTACAAACAACTTGACTTCACAGATCCAGAGACTCGCAAACTTTATCGTATTGGAAGGGGAGAGCAAGGAGTGCTACTGGTACGCCCTTACACTAACGACATTTGTGCTCACTGGCGCTTTGTAGATGAAACTACTGCTCGCGACTCTTCTGCTAAGATATACCAAATGTTCCTTGGATTTAA